AGTTTTACTGTACCAACTGCTGATTTATGGAAGACTAAACCAATAGTCTTACTATCGTCACCAGCATAGGTGTTGTTAGATCCACCTAATTCATTAGCATCAGCTCCACCTGGAGGTTTGTTCTCCTGTGAAATGTTGTTGCTCATGATCACAGGCATACCTGCAATCTGCTGAACACGACCTGAAGCAAACGAACCATTACCACCTGGGTTGAAATCAGTATCGATAGTACGAGTAGCTGACTCAGGTAATTTGTAATATTCCGCTGGAGGCAATACAACAAATCTGTCTGTAGGAGGAATGTCTCGCTCATCAAATGTTTGAGCGATATCGTAGATAGCTGCTGCTAACTCATCACCAGTAACGTTTGCAGATGCAGTATTACCGTTAGCAAGAGTTAGAACAGTACCACCATTACCACCAGAGAGAGTTGCTGAAGCTCTTGAAGCATTAGCAATTACCTTGGCAACGTTCTTGTCGTATCTTTGAGCTAAAGCCTTTCCTAATTCAGAAGCATATGTAGCTCTGACATCGTAATGATTCTTAAGCTCATCAAGGTTGCTCACAAAAGCTTGTGATATGAGGAGATCATCTATAGAGATAATCTTTTCATTTGCCTTGATTTGGTTAGCACCTACCAGTGGAGTTCCCACTGTGTGATAAGCCGCTGTAGCTGTACCGAGGACTGGAAATTGTGCTGACTTACCTGAAGAAATAGTTCTTACAGTTTGCATCCTCTCGTTGAACACATTGTTCTCAGAGAACGCAGTCAGAACCTCTCCACTGAAAACCTTGAGAAACAAGGCATCATAGGAAGTACCACTATTGTTAACCAGACCAAGGCGTGAAACTGTGGCATTAGCCATAAGTTGTTCCTTGTGTTAATTAAAAATTGATCAGAACTTCGATGGCCTTTCCTTTCTCAAAATGGTATCCCTCGCAAGGGGCACTTTAATATTGAGAAAAACTTAGAAGTAATTGAATAATAACAGTTATTTGTTTTTCTTCATAAGCCTAATGATCTGTAAAGCAAATTGAATAAGACTATTACTCTTTAATTTCGATAGACCTACAAGTTCAGAACAAATAAAAAGCAGACTCCATAACAAAGTCTGCACAGTTGGATCACCAAAATCCATATCGTTTCCTTCTATTACATTTAACACTTCCATCTCCGTAAAGCCAAAGCCTTACGAGTTGGTCTTCCTTTTGAATCTTTCATTGGACCTGGGTTACCACTCATCCTTGCACAAAAAGATTTCTTTCTACCTTTTGCTTTTTTACTTTTAGGGTTAGGTGCTGGTGCTTTTAAATTACTACCAGTTTTATTATTAATATATTTTCTACCAGCAGCAGTTAATCCACCTTTACTGCTTTTATGTTCTTTCCTTAGTGATAAACCTTTACTCATCGTTAGCTTCTAGTAGTAAACACTTCAGAGTCAGCAAGTTTTCTTTGTACATTTTCTGTATATGTAACATCTTTACCGTAACGTGGATCTTTCATAGCAGTAACAACTTCAGCTGTTGATCTGTATGGTGTTGGTCCAGCTGTTGAAGCACGACCTGTAACTAGTTCTGGTTCTACACCCATAGCATTTTGGTATTGAGAATAAAGACCTTGTACTGCAAATTTAATTGTTGCAGCGTCAGCTGTTTCTGTAAGTTTATTAAAAGAATTAAATTCTGACTCGGTTAAATTATTTGATGCCCACTCTGCCATGCGTTCATAGTTTTGTTCTCCACCTACAGAAGTTTTAATTTCTTGTATTTGTTGAGTAGCAACTTCTTCTGCTTGTACAGCACCACCTCTTAATCCATTTAGATAGGTGTCAACAATATTTTTAGACAATCCACCTTCTGCTAATTTTGCATAATCATCTTCTGTTATTTCATTATTTTCTTGAAAGCGTTGTGATATTTCTTGTGGATCAATACCAACTTCTTTCAATGTTTCAGCTAAACCTTCACCATAAAAATCATTAGCATCAAAGTCTGTTTCTTCTGCTTTAGTTTCTTCTGTTTTTTCTTCAGTAGAAGATTCAGGTGTTTCTTCCTTTTGACCTAGCTTCCCTTCTAGTTCTTTGTAAGAAGCAGCAAGATCTTCTACCGATTTAAACTTACCAAGAATAAGACCATCATCATTAGTCTCATTTTTAGCAAGAGTTTCTAAATCCTCCCTAGACATAGGAGGAGTTTCTTGTGTAGCTACTTGTGATTCAGCCATAAATTAACCTTTAGAAGTTGAGATTGTGTTACCTTTTCTAGTTTTATACTCCACCTTTTGTGGTGAGTCAGTATTAACTTCAGGAGAAAGTCTACTAACTACAGCATTAGCAGAAGTATCTTCTACTGCTTTTGCTGGCTTTGGTTTTGGTGTTTCTATTTGTTTAGCTGTTTCAGCTGGCTTCTTGGCTGGCATCAGGTTGCTCCGTTAGTTGTTGTGCTTGTGCGTTATTTTTAGGATCTATTAAAGGAGACCCTAAAGCAGCTGGTCCAAGATGTTGAATCAGCTGTTGTTGTTGTTGTGCTTGTAGCTCTTGTTGAATTTGTTCCTGGGTCTTAACTAGGTTAGCTGTATCTATACCAATTGAGTTAGCTAATCTCTTAATTGCCTCATCTACGTTCATATATTGCCGCATAATATCTGGTCCTAATGCTTGAGAAACTGTACCAATAAATTCAATAAGTTTGTTTCTATCGTTACCTCTACCAAGACCTTGAAGACCAGTGACTATCTTAGGTTTGACTATCTTATCTGGTAACTTAGGAGCCTTACCACTACGAGTAAGCATGTGCATCCTTCTCTTTAAATAAGGAAGCTGAAACTCTTGAGTCAGTATTGAATATATTCCCCCCAAACTATTTTCCAGCTCATTTGCCATCATTGACACTTCGGCAGCGGTCACTCTTTCTGCATCTCTTTGTACTGACCTAGCCATTAAGAAAGCGTATTCAAGTCTTCCTTCTATACGTTGAATAGCAGAGAAAGATACTTGGAAATCTGCTCCTTTATTTACTTGCAGAACAGAAACATCATTAGCAGATCCTTCTCGTATTGCACCATTAGGAGCCTTGGCTAGGGTTGCTGCTCTAGTAACACCATTAGGATTAACAAGGAATAAAGTCTTAGCACTAGCAGCTGCACCTTCAATGATGGCTTGCATCAATGCTTCAAGACTAATCAAATCTCCTTGATATTCTTCTACATATCCTCTTCCATAATCTTCTCCATCAATCCGTGTCCAACGTAAACAAATCCAAGGTGAGACATCTACTTTAGATTTACCTTCAGTACCTGGAATCCTCTCCCCTTTACATTCTTGATGCCATGTAAACTCATCACCATATCTTTTGATACATGTATAAATATCTAAGTCTTCATCAAAATCTTCAGCGTCATAGTTCTCTTTCTTTTTAATTAATTCAAGAAAGTCTGCTGGTAAAGCTTGTGGATGAATAGTCTCCTTAGTGATGATCTCTAAAATATTTCCTACATCATCACGTTTACAGACATACCTATCAAAGTGATAAACCTTTAGTCCTTTGTCAGTCAGATAAAGAAGAACATTACCACCAACAATTAAATGCTTGAGTGCTTCAAACATTGCAACTCTATCGTTACTAACTTCTATCTCATTCATCAAGGCATTTTCTATAACCCTTAAACCTTTATCTATTTCAGTCTCTAATCCTTCTTGTCCTTCTTGAAGTAAAGCAAGACTATCAATACTTAGTTTGAAGAAAGGAGTAGAAGGAGGTAGCAAAGCAATTAACAATTTACTTGCTAAAGAATTACATCCTCTAGCTCCTACTGCTTGGTAAGGAGTTTTTAATTTAGCTGCATTACCAGTAGTTGATTCTGGTATTAATGCTGGAAGAGTTAACTTTGAAGCATCTCTAGCTCTCCTTAAAAAAGTAGAACGATTACTTTCTAGTTGCTCATATCTAGCAACAGCTGTTTGATTCAAAGCAAGTTCCATAATTAATACCGCAGATCACCACGGTTGTTTTGTAGTGGGATTCTTAAAGAACCAATACCTGTGTTAGCTCCTTTCTTACCTTTTAAAGAGCTTAAAGAAGTACTTGTCTTAGATCTTTTTTTACCAGTTACTACACCTCCAGCAGTTTTCTCTGGTGCTGGTGCAGTAGGTCTTGGTTCAGGTAAAGGTGGAAGTTTAGGAGGACTGAGGCACATTAGATTTGATTCTCCAAGACGTTGTTTAACATGTTTTCCTTTTGTCTATTTTGATGTTCAATTAAGAAATCAACAACAGATCTTTGACCAGCCCTAAACCATATTTCTCTATCAGATAAAGATAGGTCTGGGTGTCTCTGGGGATAATGACTTTCTAGAGCTTTTAATAGCTCGTCAGTCAAGAAAGGAAAAGGAAGGGGTTCAGAAGTATTGTAGTCCACTTATGAATCTTCACTCGCTATTAGATAATCTATGTACATTTTAGCTTTTCTCAAGTCCTCCTTTCCTCCTTTTTTATACCAACGTGAAATGTATTTAATGACGTTGCCTTCACAGTAACCCATATTATTTTTCAATATGTATTCAATAGGTGGAATTGGTAAGTTGTAATGTTCAGGATTACTTACGGGGTCCATAGTTCTACCTCCTTAGTTTTGTAGTTAAAATCTCCTTCTCGTAAGATGCGAGAAAGACGTGCAGTAAGGATTGCATCAGCAAAAGTTTGTTTCTTTTTTTCGTATGCTTCTACTACTTTGTCCCACATATCAGGCAAAGTTTTAGCATCACCTAAAATCTTATCTGCTGTAACAGGACCACAACCAATCAACCCTTTAAAATTATCTGTACTATCTCCAGTTAATGATTGAATCATCCAATGTCTATCAGCTTTCTTCTTAGTTATTAGTTCCATATCATCACTAGCAATAAGAGTACAAGGAACAGTCTTCATATCTTTATCAGGAGAAACAACAATAGGATTTGAATATCTTTTAGATGTAGCAAGAAGACCTAAAACATCATCACCTTCTAAACCTGTATAAGAAACTGATTCATATCTTTGTTTTATCTGTTCAACCATTGCGTATAAAGCTAATGGTTTACGTTTGTTCTTTCTATTAGCTTTGTAGTCAGAAAATATTTGGTGTCTAAATGTTGGGTACTCTGTAAAGCACATGACCACATCACTTTTATCATCAGCAATGGTTTGGTAATACTCAATTCGACTATCAATCATTTCATGTATATCTCTTTCATCACAATGAAGAGTATGTAGGTTGTTATTCCACTTGATGTCTTGCTCACAGCTGCAACAAGAAGAATAAATCAACCAATCAGAATCAATTAATAAAGTCATGGTTAAGCACCAAAATAAGTGGACATAGGAATAGAAAGACGACCAGTATTTTCGTCATACAGAAGCTTATCTATTGGTCCAGTAGAACCAGTATGTCTGTTCTTCAAAATCCTTAGTTGCATTTCAGATCTTTCAGCAGCATCTCCTTGTTGATTTCTTTCAGCAGAAATACATAAATCAGACAACTGAAGAATTGCTGAACTTCCTCTTAAATCTGAGGTGGAAACCTGTGAGCCCTGCTCATGTGATACACCTTGTGGTCTTCTTAAATGAGAGACAAGAATGATAGCGACACCAGTACTTTCAACTACCTGTCTAAGTTTTGTACAAGTAATATCAATAGCTCTTCTCTCATCTACATCAGCTAAACCAGAGATAACAATAGTTAGATGGTCAAGAATAACTACATCAACACCTTCTGCTGTTGCCATGTATTGAATTTGTTCTATCAACCTGTCTGGTTCCATTGAACCAAAATGGTCATAGAGGAATAATTTTTCTGTACCAAATAATTGATCAAAAGCTGATTTTAATCCTTCTACTTCTTCAATCTGTTCTTCTAAATGCAGCGGCTTATTAAGTTCAATACCTAGGATTCCCTGCATTGTTCTTTGTACTGACTCTTCTAAAGCTATGTACCCGACAGTCAATTTATTCTTTAAAAAATGATGGGCTAACTCTCTACACAAACTTGATTTCCCTGTTCCTGATCCAGCGCAAATCGTAATCATTTGGGATTTACGAAAACCCCTAG